TGCACGTACTGGCCTATGTCTGAAGTAGTAAGCGTATAGCTACTTGTTTTAGTACCCACTGGAGGGACGGTTCTAACGCTCCCGTCTTGGTCAGACAAAGTAGTGAACGTGCCTGCACCGGCAGAAGATGCGCCAATGGTGACCCCATCTAACGTACCGCTACCTACCGACCCTAAATCAGAGACTGTTGCACCTGTGAAATCAACCGTGCCAGTAGCGGTAAGATCTGTAAATGACCCCGTAGTTGTTGCCAGAGAAAGGTTAGCGCTTATGTCAACTACTGCCGCAGTAGCCCCTGCGCCGTCTAAATAAACTAGTTTTGAATTGCCGTTTGCGACTGTTACGTTTGACCCACTACCTTGACTTATTGTTATGCTCTGAGAACCTGTAGTGGCGTTCTCAATAAACATAACTCTAGATATTATGTTAGGGGCTATAGTAAGCGTTCTGGTAGCTGTGAGAGTTGCGCTAGATGTTACTTTGAGATAAAAAGCCCTAGTAGGGTCAGCAACCCCATCAGCGACTGTTATGGTGGCATCCGCATCAGTAGCAAACCCATCTTCGGTGCCGTACCCTAAAGCATCAGCAATAAGCTCAAGATTGGTGTTCGTACTTGTACCCCAAGTACCGTCCTCATCACCCGTAGTTATTTCTTTTAGTCTTAAATTATTTATATAGGTAGCCATTATTCTTACCTCAAACCATCGTATGGCCTTCTGCCACCGGGACGCTCGTAGCGTATATTTTTAAATTTTTTTGTAGGTTAAGTGTTTGCCCACAATCAGAACAAGTATCTGCTTCTAACTCAGATTCGTCTAGGTCAAACCCACAATTAGCGCATAAAATCTCAATTTCATGTTTTGGGTCTATACCACTTTCTAAAGTAACTGCTGTTGTTACCGTTTTCATGCTGCAATATCCGTCCAGTTCGATGTTTGATTCGGAACTATTTCCGTCCAGTTTGCATTTTGATTTGGGATTATTTCCCCCCAAACTAGTACAGTATTTAGTTGTCCAGTTGCCTCTACACCTGTTGGGAAGGCAGTCGCACCTAGCTCTAGCGTTACATCTCCAACCGCACTGTTAGCTGCAACTCCCGTAACATTTACGTAAGTTATTGTTCTTACAGTAGTCGTACCTAACGCGCTAGTACCTACAACCCCTGTAACACTTACATTAGCATCGGCGGTGACTGAAGTTGTACCTAACTCAGAGGTAGCTTCAACACCGTTGACGTTTGCATTAGCATCACCCGTCGCAGTTGTCGTACCCAGTGCCGTAGTTCCGGCTACACCGGTAATACTTATATTAGCATCGGCGCTTACGGTTATAGTCCCAAGCTCTGCTGTAGCGGCTTGGCCTAAGACATCTACATTCCCATCGGCATTAGCAACAACATTACCTAGAGTTGTAGTGCCTTGAACCCCCGTAAGACTAACGCTAACGCCAGTGGTTACAGATTCTTCCCCAAGAGACGTAGTGAGTTCGAAGGTGCCGTAGCTGCCTTCTCCCCACGGGCCAAAACCCCACGGGCCTCGACCCCAACCCTCAAATACGACTCTTACGTCTGCCATACTAGGCTATCCGTATAATCGCGTTACTAGCATCCGCCGTTGGGAAAACAATAGTGAAGTCACCCGCAGAGGATGCTTTGTCCGAACCGAAGTCTAGTACAGCAACTGCCTTATCAGACTGAGTGCTGTTATAGATCAACGCGCCTCTGGCGGTAATAGTCGATGTAGACCAAGTAGTATCCGCAAAGTCAGTAAACGCAGTTGTTCCAGAGCTAGTGGGGGCTACAGTAGTAAGAGTATTACCTCCTGCAACATACCCTGTTCCAGACGTTTCGTCAGACGTGCTATACGCCGTTGTGGTCGCATCTAAAGTAGCAGAGCTAGTGAACAGGGCAATTTTCATTGTATCCGCTGTTGTGCCAGCACGAGCCACTGTAGTACCAAAGGCGTGAATGCCGTTAAGCATTTCAACCTTAAAAGAAGTACACATTGCCTGTGTAATTGCCATGATTATTACCTCATATTTTGCTAATAATTCGAGCCAAGTCAGCGTGGCCCTGTTTTGCTAACTCAGCGCAAATAGTTGTCCTATCTGAGCGAATCGCTTCTTTCATATAAAAAGTAATTAACTCTCTTATATGATCCTTAAACACCATCGCTTGTGCCTTGACCATTGGATCGGCTGTTTCACTAACAGAAATCAACTTCTCCATAGCCCGCTCTGCAAGCTCTTCTGGCGTATGTCCACGGTTGTTTGTGGTAAAAACTTTTATATCTGCACCAAGCTCATTGTTTGCTGTGTTACCTAACATTACGCTACCTTCCTTCTAACTTGACCAGAACGGTACGCATCTTGGCGCATCTTACCGCTACCAAGATTATTCAATAACGCAATAGACTGTGCGTACATGTTATCGTACAAAGCGACCATATCAGGTTCACCTTTGAGGAACCTAATAGCTTCTACCAACGCACCATTTAGTAGGGCAGAGTCAAATTCATCCCCCAACCAAGTAGTACCAGCAGTAACAATGGACTCTGGATAGTAGCCATAGTGAAGCTCTACTACGTAGTTACTATCCGGTGTCGGCCCTAATATAAACGCAGTATCATCAAAAAACGCATAATGCTGGGGTAATCCCGTACTAGAAGGGTTTGGATAAGCCTCACGGATAAAATTAGTATCTTTATCTAGTAAGTATTGGAAGTTACCGTCGTCATCCGTTACCGCTATGGAAAACACATATAGCATATCTGTAGGGTATATCAGATATTTATTCCCAGAAGTCACGTTACCTGTCTGGTTTCGACGCAACTCAGGTATCTGTACAGTGTTATATATCTTCTGTTCCGCTTGTTCTGTAAACATAGCAAGCTGTGCATCTGTAAACGTGTTCTCACAAATGTCTTGGATATTAGTTTTTAACTCGGTGTAGTTCACCAGAATTACCCCTTACGCCATAGGCCCACGAGCCATAGTACCTTTAGTAGCTGCGCCATTACCACGAGTTTTAACACCCGAAGTTTTCATATTGATCGGCTGATTACAGCAATCAGCAACTTTATATACTTTAGGCTGGTTCGGCATTTTCTTTACTTTACTTATTTTCATCTTAATCACCTAATCTGTTGATACTGTTACTTTTCCGATCTGCCCAATACCTTCTAAGTTATCGGGTGTAAGACCTCCGTTAGTGTTAAATCCTACAGGGTTCCAACCCCATTGAATATCTCTACTCGCCTCTAGTTCTGCGGCATCCGACCTTGGGTCACGTACTGCCTGCGGGTCTTCTACAACATATTCCCCCAACCGTAACTGGGGATGATCTGGGTTCCAACACTCAGGGCAAGCCTTTATATTTGTTTCTTTACCTTTCCGTACTAAGCTCTTAAGTTGGCGTAGTCTATATTGGAAACCGCACACATCGCATATTGCGATAGCGTTAACAGCAGCGCTATACCTAGCCATTACACAGCCCTAAACATACGTGGGACAAATCTTACCGAGGCTTTTTCTCTATCCTCTCCCGCTGCCAAATCAAACTGCCTTTCATATTCAGCCTGTAACATAGGTACTCGTGGCGCTAATTCTGGGTCTTTCATAGCGATGTAATACGCCAGCCCTGCCATAAGACAGGGTAGAAATCTAAAATTCATATCTGCGGTGTTAACGCCAGTGCCTGCATCCTCTATCCTACGCATACGCCAATATTTAAGTACATAGTAAGGGGCTTCCGCAGTCCCTTTATCTGGTACAGGCCACACAGTAACAGAGGGATTATCTCTACCACGCTCAACCTTAAGTTGTATTGGGCGACCTTGTGATAGTTTATTGGGGATAGATGAATACGTAGATACACTTATTCTGGACATATTTAAGTCAGATTGTGTGCTTACACTACCACTACCGGTGCGTATAACTTGCTCCATCAGGTCTATAGTATCGGCGGGGAGGTCGTAGGTATCAGTGCCTTGTACTAGATTTACGCTACCCTCGTCGATAGTCCACATGTTTATCCCACGGTTCTGCCACTCAATAGTAAGCAGATTCATGGAACGGCGGGCTGTCCGAAGGTCATAGCCTGAACGCATTTCACGTCCAGCACGTTCAAACGCTTCTTCTGCAATCTCGGTGAAGTCAGGGTTAAATGCTGTAGTGCCGGATGTAGCCATTATTTCTTCCTAGTAGTCTTTTTAGTCGCTTTTCTCTTTAATGGTGCAACTCTCTTAGGTTTTCCTGCTGGTTGACCCAATCGTTTTTTCTGGCTAATCCTTGACTTCTTTTCTGCTGAAGTCATCTCAGAGGCTGTTTTAGGCGTTTTACTAGTTACCCTTTTAGTGGGTCTACAGTATGGCGTACCACGCTTTTCGCCTTTTTCACGCCCGCATTCTTTACCTGTACGGACGTCTTTCCAGTCTTCTTTAAACCATCTTTTTAGGGCCGCGCCCTTTTTAGTTTTACGAACGGCCACTGGCTTTC